AAACCAAAAGAGGAAAAGGAAACCGAATTAGAAGAAGAAGACCTTCCTAAATTAGATGGTGCACCTCTTGATGATTCAATAAAATTTTCAACAGCAGAAACTAAACCGAATTTCGGTCAAAAAATAAAAAATACAGAATCTAGTATATACGAAAAATTATACAGATAAAAAATATTCATTAACTCATTCAAAAAAAAAACAAATGAACAATTCAACAAACAACAGAGTTCAGAAATTCGCTGAACCAACAATCACCGCGACAACTTACAAAGGTGAATTTGCGGGACTTTATATTGCAAGCGCATTACTATCAGCAAATACGCTAGATAAAAAGTTAGTAACAATCATGCCTAATGTGAAATACAAAGAGGTAATCCAAAAAGTAGCACAATCAGGTATCGTACAAGATGCTAGTTGTGATTTCGTAACATCAGGTAGTGTAGAATTAACAGAACAAGTAATCACTCCAAAAGAATTACAAGTTAACTTATCTTTATGTAAGCAGAACTTTGTAGCATCATGGCAAGCATTACAATTAGGATATAGTGCTTTTGATACTATCCCTAAGACATTCAATGATTTCCTCATCGGCCAAGTTTTAGCTCAGGTGGCCGCTTCAACTGAAACATCTATTTGGCAAGGACCATTAGTTCCTTTAGCAACTGGTGAATCAACAAACGGAAATTTCGCAGGTTTTGAAGCTCGTTTCTCTGCTTCAATCGCAGCAAGTTCTTCATTAGCAGGAACTGCAGTATTAGCAGCAAGAACTGGTTCAGCTATTGACTCAGGTTCAATTACAGCATTAAACGTAATCAACAAAATTGGTAACGTATATGATACAATTCCTAACACAGTATTTGGTAAAGAAGATTTAGTTATCTATGTTTCAACAAACGTAGCAAAGGCTTATCAAACTGCTTTAGGTGGTAATGCTAACCAATCTGGTTTCAATACACAAATGAACGTGTCAGAGAAGCCATTTAACTTCCAGGGTATTGAAATCGTAATGTGTCCAGGTATGAGTAACAATAAAATTGTTGCAGCACAAAAATCTAACTTATTCTTCGGAACAGGTTTATTAAGTGATTACCAGGAAGTTAAGGTGCTAGATATGAGTGATATAGATGGAAGTCAAAATTTCCGTCTGGTGGCTCGATATACCGCAGGAACACAATTCGGAATTGGCCAAGATATCGTATACTACGGAGCATTCTAAAGAAATAATTAAAGGGTGGGGAGTAGCTTAGAAACAAAACTCACCCTTTTTAATAACAAACCAAATTAAACATAAAATATTATGGCATGCGATTTATCATTAGGAAGACAGGAAGTTTGTAAAGAAAGCGTTGGTGGTTTGCAAGGAGTTTACTTCTTCAACTATCCTTCTACTTCGACTGGGTCTTACACGCCAAACTTTACGCTTAATACAACTACAAATGAAGTTACTGGTTTTCCATCAGGAAGTATAGTATATTACTATAGCCTCAAAGGAACGTCAGCATATTCTGAGACTGTCAATTCTTCAAGAGAAAACGGAACTACATTCTTTTCACAAGAATTAACTCTTAACTTAAAGAAATTGACACCGGAGATGACAGTTCAACTTAAAACCTTAGCATACGGAAGACCGGTTGCTATCGTTTGGACTAATAACGGAGATGCATTAGTAGCAGGTATTACGCAAGGTTGTGATTTAACAGCAGGAACAATCCAAACTGGAGCAGGAATGGGTGACCTTTATGGTTATTCTGTTACTCTTACAGGTTTAGAAAAGTTACCAGCTGCATTTATTACAGGCTCGACTCAATCTAACCCATTTGGTTCTGCTGCATTGACAGTAAAACCATCAGTCGTTTCAGGTTCTGCAGCTTAATCGCTGAGGAATTGAAATATATATTGAAGCATATTCTTTGTAAAATAAAGGATATGCTTTTATTATGCCCATACTATAACCACATTTGATTTATTGAGTGTTAAATAAGAGATAATACTAAACTAATACTAGATAATGCTTACATTTATATCAGGTAGCACGAATAGCTATACAATAAGAATCTCACCTCCAACAACAACTGAGCAATTTACAATGTCATTACAAGATATGACAACACAAGTAAATTCAACTGCATCCCTTACAGGAATAACTTATAATGGGTATGAGAGTCTTTTAGGTTTTACTGCAAGTATACCGAATACGAATGTTGCACAGGAGTTTAGAGCAACTTTAGAAAATGGAGGATATGAATTATGGCATGGTAGTATACAGGTATTTACGTCTCAAAGTAATGAGCCGATATATAAACCGGTATATTCAAACCAAATTCCTTTAGATGGAAATGAGGTATCGCATGTATCAACCAATCAATATGTAATTTTAGACTAATATATGAAACAACAAAGTAAATTCTCCGTAGTAAATCTCCAATCACAGGACATTCCCAGAATAATGGAGGATATAAGAACTCGTTATGCTTGGGTGCCATTTGGTGTCTATGGACAAGATGATTTCTTCTCAGCAGTAACATTAGCACATAATACCTCAACAACTAATGCAGCTTGTATCGAAGGTATTGCTGATTTAATTTATGGTAAGGGTTTATACTCAAAAGACCCAGCATTTAATGCATTACTACAAAGATTAATTCCACAAGAAGAAATCAAAAGAGTATCATTTGATTTAAAGCTATATGGTAATGCTGCATTCCAAGTCTATTGGAACGATGAACATACTAAAATAATTAAAATGTATCACGTACCCGTTCAGTATTTACGTGCGGAAAAGATATATGATAATCCTAAAATAGAAAACTATTACTACTGCACTGATTGGAATGACCAAAGGTCAGTTAAGAATAAAAAGAAAGTGCCTGCATTTGAAAGTAGTAATGAGAAAATGGAAATACTTTATATTAAAAATTATTCTCCAAGTCTTTATTATTACTCTCTACCTGATTGGGTTTCTGCACTACAATTTTCATTTGTAGAAGCTGAATTATCCAATCTACACATCAACAATATAGAAAATGGTTTCTTACCTGCTGTTATGTTAAACTTCAACACAGGAGTTCCTGCACCTGAAGAAAGACAGACGATAGAAGCATTAGTGCAAAATAAATTTACAGGAACTAGAAACGCAGGCAGATTTATGTTGAGTTTTAATGATGATGTGGCGAGCAAACCTACTATCGATGTCATCAACATTGACAACTTACATGAGAAATATGAATATGTTGCAACTTACGCACAAGATAGAATACTTGTAGCACATAGAGTAACATCGCCCCTTTTATTTGGTATTAGAACAGAGGGAAATGGTTTTAGTTCTCAATCAGAGGAAATGAAAACAGCATTCTCAATCATGCAAACAATGACTATATCACCATTCCAAAATCTTTTATTAAATTCATTAGATTATGCATTGGTTTGTGGTGGATATGATAATACAGAATTATACTTTGAACAATTGACACCATTAGTAATTCTTTCACAAACTGCAGAGGATACTGATAAGTCAGTTGGACAAGTAGAAGATGAAACGAATAAATCTATGGAAAATCCTGCAACACAGGATAACCCCGGAGACCAAACTCCAAACGAACCTTCTAAACCTACTAAACCAGCACCGGGTTTAAATGAACCGATAAATCAATACTCTGCGTTTTTCAAACAAGATTATCAAATAACTAATAAATAATATATAACTATGAGCTATGCTTTATTCATAAACCGAAACGATATTATTAAAAATACTCCACTACAAGGAGCTATTGACTCAGATGCATTATTACCATTTTTAAGAACTGCACAAGATAAATACTTAAAGAATCTATTAGGAACTGTCCTATTTGATTACTTACAAGCACAAATAGTAGCTAATACTGTCTCTGCACTTTCAGTATTTTATCAGGACTTATTAGATGACCATATAAAGAATACTCTAATGTGGTATGGTTGTGTAGAATACATACCATTTTCCTCAATACAATTCAAATCCAATGGAAGTGTTAAGCAACAATCAGAACAGGGAATTGCCCCTTCTAAATCGGAAATAGATTATCTTTTAAGTAAGGCTCAATCGAACGCTGATTACTATGCACTTCGATTACAAAATTATTTAGTTGCATATTCTAATCAAATACCGCAATACTTACAATCAGTTGGTAATATGACACAAATATATCCAGACCAAACAAATCAATATTTTGGTGGCATTCAATTATAATAAACTATGGCAACATCATTTTTACAAAATAATTTAGGAACAAACTATACATTATATTTTAATGTTATTGACTATTTTAAGACTATAATGCAAAATCACCCTACAATACAATCTGTAAGTCAAGGTGATATAAGTGATATAGATGTTGAACAATACCAATTATATCCTTTGGGCAATGTAAATATATTGAGTGCAGATTTTAATGCAAATACAACGGATTATACAATTCAGTTAATAGTTGCTGATAAAATAAAGAATAAAAATAATGAATCAGTTGGTAGAACAAATGCATTAGATGTTCCTTTTTATGGAGATGATGATACTGTTGATATCTGGGCAAATATGTTAGGAGTTGTAAATGACCTTACAGCATTCACACAATATTCAGTTGAAAGTTTTAATATCAACGACCAAATCACAAACGAACCCTTTGCTGAGAGATTTAATAATGGATTAGCAGGTTGGGTTTCTACTTTTACACTTACTACACATAACGATAGACCGAGATGTTTATATAACTTATATGACACACCACCCTTTGAAGTTGAAATTAGTTATGTAGCCGTAGCAGGAGGTGGAGCAGGAGGCGGACAAGCACATGGAGGTGGTGGTGGAGCAGGTGGTTATTTGACTGGGTTTGACACCTTACTTCGTAACATTGTATATCCAATTGTAATTGGTGGTGGTGGAACAGGTACCTATTTTAATCAACAACCACCTTCAAATGGAAGCAATACAACTTTTAATGGTTTAACTTTAATTGGTGGAGGTGGTGGTAACTCAAGTTCCGGAAGTGGCAATGGTGCAGCAGGTGGTTCAGGCGGAGGTGCAGCACCAAATGGAGTAGGTGGTGTTGGAACTGTGGGTCAAGGAAAAAATGGTGGTAATGGAATAAGCAATATAAGTGGTAGTTACGCAGGTGGCGGTGGAGGTGGTGCTTCACAAACAGGCTCATCTGCTACCGGAACAACACAAGCAAATGTGGCTGCTGGTAATGGTGGTAGTGGTAGTAACGCATTCTACAATTGGGTATCAAATACTTCTCCATACTACGCAGGTGGTGGTGGTGGTGGTGTATATATTAGCATACCTAATACGGGTGTAGTAGGGATTGGTGGAATTGGTGGTGGTGGAACAGGTGGAGGACATGGTCCTAGTGGTCATTACCCAACTAATGGAACTGTCAATACCGGTGGCGGTGGTGGTGGTGCAGGTGGATGGGACGAACTCCAAACAAGTGGTAATGGTGGTAGTGGTATTGTCATTATACAATATGCAGGTTTACCTCGAGCAATAGGAGGAAATATACTCAATACAAATGGTTTT